ACTTTTTTTAGGAATACTTTTAGAGAATTACCTTTGTTTAATGATAATGTAGGTAATTGGAATATGTCCAAAGCTATTAATCTTGGTAATATGTTTAGAGGTAGTACAACAGTAGCACCTTATGGTATATTTAATAACGGTGGGTCAGACTCAATTAAAAACTGGGATACTAGTAATGTTACTGATATGACTCAAGTATTTTATAGTCAACCTGATTTTAATCAAGAAATTGGTTTATGGAATGTATCTAATGTAACTAATTTTACTGGTTTCTTAAACACATATACACCAGTATTACCCGTAACATCAGGTAAATTTACTAATGCTGGATCTGATTCAATTAAGAATTGGAATACAGGTAATGTAACAAATATGAATGCTATGTTCTCTGGACAAGCTTTATTTAATCAACCAATTGATACTTGGGATACTAGTAATGTTACACTTATGAGTTATATGTTACAGTGTCTTAGTTTTAATCAACCATTAAATTCATGGGATACTAAAAAAGTAACTACTATGTCAAGAATGTTACAGATAGCTACTACATTTAATCAACCAATTAATAATTGGGAAATTCCACTTGTAATAGACATGTTTAACTTTATGTATTTTAATAATCCTTTATATTTAATTATTAGTTTTAATAAACAAAATTATTCTGATTTTTTAATTAATCTTGCAGGACAAACTTTACAACCAAATGTATCTCTTAATGTTAATCAATACTATAATTCAGCATCTGTTGCATCAAGAACAATATTAACATCAGCACCAAATAACTGGACAATTGTAGATTTAGGATTTCAACCATAAAAAATAAAATATGTGGTATTTAGCAACAAATGAAATAAATGTTTTTCACTATGGTGAAATGTTTGAGAATGCAGTTGTAACAACAGGACAACCTATATTGTTATATTTTGAAACTGAACAAGCACTTATTGATAAGCTTTTAGAATATGGTCATGAATATGTTGCACCAAGTTCAGAACAAAGTTATCCACCAGAACCTGAAGAAAATTAAATAATTTTTAATAATTTGTTTTTATTTATAAATATTTTTATATTTGTAAAAAACTAAACAAATATATTATGTCAGATAAACCTAAATGTGGATGTGGAAAATCTCAAGACCCTGATGGATTTTGTGATGGATCTCATAAAAATAATGAAGCTCAAGTAATTATTAAAGAAACAAAAATTTATTCTTTTGGAGATATTTTAGTAGGATTAAATACTGAAGAATTACCAGAAGGTGTTGAATTAGAAGTAAAACAAAAATTTTCTGAGATTACAGAAATTTTAAAAAGTACTTATACAATGTCAACACAATCCCCAGTTAAAAGTTTATTATTTGATCATGCAGTAGGAGAAATACTAAATGCTCAAATGTCTGTTGTTAAATTATTAAAACTATAAATATGAACCCATTTAAAACATTAAGAGGAAGAAGAATACTTATTGAAGTTCCTGTAAAAAAAGAATCAGTAATTAAATTATCTGAAAAAGATCAAGATGCTTTAATGTATGAAGCAATGAAACAATGGAATAGATTAACTGTATATGCTGTTGGTGATAAAGTAGAAGAAATTGCTGTTGGAGATTCAGTATATATTCCTGTTGCACAATTAGAACATGCAGAAAAAGTAGACATTGATGGTAGTGTAAAGTTAATGTTTAATGAAATGGACATAGCAATAATATGGTAAATATAACAGATGATCTTCCATATTTTACTGGAAAAACAAGTACTAATAAAATTAATTCTAAAGAAGTATCTAAAGAAGATATAGATAAAAGAACTAAAAATAATTTAGATTCTGAATATAATAAAAATTATGTTCATGATTTTAGAAAAGATATTCCACCATTTGAAGCACGTCCTAAATACTATGGTGGAAAAGATTCAACATATGAAGTTTTTAATGTGTTAGAAGCCTGGAAGTTAGATAAAGATTTTTACTTAGGAAATGTAATAAAATATTTAGCTAGAGCTGGTAAAAAAACTTTTAATAATAAAGAAGATTTAGAAAAAGCATTAGTATATTTACAACGTAGAATTGATACCTTATGAATTATTTAATAATGTTATTAATTTTAAGCATAGCATGTTTGTTATGGATTATAGGAAGTTCTTTTAGAGGACCTATATATAATAGTATTAAAGATGCTTATGAACTAGATCATCAAGGTGAAGCTATTGGTTCATATTTTATTGTTGCATCACTTCTTTTAATTTTCTTTGCCGGATCTTTTCTATAATCTTTTTGTTTTTATAAATAAATTTTTGTATATTATAGTATATCACTATAATTAAAATATAAATATAAATATGGAAACTTGGTCAACATTACACATTTTTGGATATGGAGAAACACAATTAATTGGAAAAGATTTTAACAAAAAAATTCCTTCTACATCTTTAACTACTTTAGCTGCTGTTGTAAATAATGTATATTCTTTTAAACCAGAAGAAAATGCAGCACTAAATAATTATCATGCAATTAATATTTTTAATAGTATGTTTGCAGATTGGCAACCAAAAGAAGATAATACTAAAAGTTGGAGAGTTGAATATACAGATTTAGATATTATAGCTATTACTGCTTTAATTACTGAAATTGAAACATATTTATTATTAAATATAGAAAAAACTGCATAAATTAAAATATTTATTTATATTTGTTGTATAAAATTTAAAACAATGAATATAATTTTTCAAATTAATGGTGGTCTAGGTAAATGCATTATGGCCACTGCAGTGTGTACTGCAATTAAAAAAAAGTATCCGGAATCTGATTTGATAGTAGTATCAGGTTATCCGGATGTATTCTTAAATAATAAAGAAGTCCATAGATCCTTTGTGTTCAATGGACTTTCTTATTTTTATGAAGAGTATATTAACAATAAAGACTTTTTAATCTTTGCTAATGATCCTTACTTAGAAACAGGACATATTAGACAAGATGAACACTTATTAAAAACATGGTGTAAAATGTTTGATCTTAAGTATGCTGGAGAAATTCCTTTAATTAATCTTACTACAAGAGAAATAAAATATTTTAAAAATAAATTTGCATTTGAAAAACCAATTATGTTAATACAAACAAATGGTGGTGCACAAACAGATCACAAATACTCTTGGGCACGAGATCTCCCCTCTACAGTAGTTGTAAAAGTTATTGAACATTTTAAAAATGACTATACTATTATACATATTAGAAGAGAAGATCAACAATCTTATAATAATACTATTCCTGTAACTGATTCAATTAGAGCACTTTCTGTTTTACTTAAAATGAGTACTAAAAGATTATTAATTGATAGTTTTGCACAACATGCTGCAGCTGCTTTAGAATTACCGGCAACAGTTTGTTGGGTATCAAATAAACCAGAAGTGTTTGGTTATGATCTACATGACAATATATTAGCAAATGAATTTACTACTAAACCTGAATTAAGAAATGCTTATCTTTCTAAATTCAACATTGCTGGTGAGTTAATTGAATTTCCTTACAATAGTGAAGATGAAATTTTTAATACAGAAACTATTATAAAATCATTAAGTAAATAACCAATGGAAAAATTATTTTTTCAGTCTTCTATGCCGAGGTCTGGTAGCACATTGTTACAAAATATTTTTGCTCAAAATCCAGATATGTATGCTACACCTACATCAGGAGTACTAGAACTAATATTTGCTGCAAGAGGAAACTACACTAACTCTCCTGAGTTTTTAGCTCAGGACTCTGAGTTAATGAAAAAAGGATTTTTAGAATTTTGTCAAAAAGGAATGATTGGATACTATGAAGGTATTACAGATAAAAAGTATGTAGTAGATAAATCCAGAGGTTGGGGTATTCATTATAACTTTTTAAATACAATTTTTCCGGAACCTAAAATAGTTTGTATGGTTAGAAACCTTAAAGATGTATTTGCATCTATGGAGAAGAACTATAGAAAGAATCCTGAGAAACAAGATCCTATTCTAGATTGGTCTAAAATGCAAGGAACATCAGTTCCTAAAAGAGTAGATATCTGGTCTCAAAATCCACCTATAGGTATGGCTTTAGAAAGACTTTCAGAGATCTTTAGAATGGGTTTAGATAAGAAGATCCACTTTGTTAAGTTTGAGGACTTATGTTTATATCCGGAAGAAACAATGAAAGGTGTTTATAATTACCTTAGTATCTCAGAATATAAACATGACTTTGATAATATAGAACAAGTTACCAAAGAAGATGATTCAGTATATGGTGCATTTGGAGATCATGTAATCAGACAAAAATTAGAAGTAGTTCCATCTAAAGCTAAAGAAATCTTAGGTAAAGATATAGTAGATTGGATCTGGAATAACTATGCATGGTATAATCAAGCCTTTAACTATAGACAATGATAGTAGTATTATTTGGTCAACCACACTCTGGTAAAACAACACTAGCAGAAAAACTTGCTGAAAGACTTATAGACTCAGAAATAATTGATGGAGATAAGTTTAGAGAAGCATTTAAAAACACAGACTATTCTAAAGAAGGAAGAATTAAAAATCTTACTAAAGCATGTGATATAGGTTATTACATGCATAAGAACTTAATTAAGTCTAATATTATTTACTCTATGGTATTTCCGTACAAAGAAGTAAGAAACTATCTTAAAGAATTACATCCTGATGTTTATTTTTTTTATCTAATGTATCAAAAACCAAGAGGAAGAGAAGAATATCATGTAAAAGACTTTGAAGCTCCTATAGCTGCAGAAAAAATAAAAATATTAAACACAGATAATAACACAATTGATGCTTGCATTGATTATATAACAGATGTATTATGGAAAAAGAATGGGGAAAATTAGTACACGTAGGATCATCATTACCATCTAAACCAGAGCAATATGCTTTGTTTGTAGGTAGATGGCAGCCATTACATGATGGTCATAAAGCTTTATTTGCAAGAGCATTAGATGAAGGTAAAAATGTTTGGATAGCAATTAGAGATATTGCACCAGATGAAAAGAATCCTTGGACAGCAGAAGAAGTATTAAGCAACATAACTAATGAATATAGAAAACTTTGTGATAAAGGTGTGGTTAAAGTTAGTATAATCCCTGACATATGTTCAATTGAGTTTGGTAGAGGAGTTGGCTATGATATTATTGAGCATGTACCTCCCGCACAGGTAGCAGAAATTTCAGCAACTAAAATTAGAGAAAAATTAAAAAATGGCAATTAAGAAGTTTCAAATTAGATTTAATGTTCATAGTAAAACTGAGAATGAGAGATGGAGACTCATTACAGATGGACAAGAAGAACTAGTATCTAACATTATCATCAATGGTCATACTTCTACTACTATGGACTGGATGGATGATATCCAAGATTACAAGTGGCACATTAGTTGTGAAGGAGAACTAGTAATCAAGAACAATATTGCTTATGTTACTACAGTAAAAGAAGAGTCTGTATTAGCAAGGCACATACTTAAAACAGTATCATATAGAATATTTGGTACACTAACTACTGTAACAGTAGCATATTCACTAGGTGCATCTTTAAGTATGGCATCATTACTTGGTGTAGGAGAGTTAGTTATCAAACCTATTATATACTTTTTTCATGAAAGACTTTGGTATAAACATATAAGAATTGGAAAAAAAGGATAATAACTTTGTGGTTTAAAATATTTTAAGTATATTATATATATATTATTAATATTTATAAAAATAAACAAAATGGACATTTTAAATTTTATAAGCTGGATAAAATCTAGTAATTACAGAACAACATTACCAACAGACGTACAAAGTCTATTAGTTATTGGAGCTAAAGATCCAAGTAGAGATGATGGTTATTTATCATTAGCAATTAATACGGCACCTTTACAAGCAGTATATGATACAGCTAATGTAACTCAAACAACAGCAATAAGTACTGCTGTTACAGTTAATGCACATAACGGAACAATTACTACAGTATCAAGTACTTTAGCAGGGGGTTCTAATGCAGCATTTACAGTAAATAATTCTAAAGTAACTACAGCATCTAAAATTTTACTTACAGTGGATCATCCAGGAGCTGGAATTCCTGTATTAATTACAGAAGCTCTTGCTAATGGAAGTTTTGCTATTCGTATTTATAATGTTTCAGCAGCAACAGCATTTAATAATACATTAAAGATTTCTTATCTTATACTTGATTAAAGATAATAACTAGTAATGGATATACTAAATTTTATTTCTTGGATAAAAGGTAAAAGACAGGTGACATCAGTTGATCCTGCTAAAACTCTTTTGCCTGTAGGTTTAAAAGATGCCAGAAGAGATGATGAATATCTTGCTGGTGCAATATCTGTTGCTGATTTTATTACTCAATTAGGACCTGGTCAAATAGGACCACAAGGGCCTCAAGGAGTACAAGGACCTCAAGGTATTCAGGGTAATCAAGGAATACAAGGAAATACTGGTGCTCAAGGAACTGCGGGAAACTCTGTAACTTTACTTGGATCATATGTTGATCTTGCTGCATTTAATGCGGGTGCAGGAAGTCTTCCAGGTGCTAATATTGGAGATGCATGGATTTTATTATCAGATGGTAGTTTAATGACATGGAATGGAACAGTTTGGTTTGATGCTGGAGATATTAAAGGACCACAAGGTGATCAAGGTTTACAGGGAATACAAGGTATTCAGGGTATCCAAGGTTTACAAGGAGCTCAAGGAATACAAGGTATTCAGGGTGTAAGCGGAACTTCAGGACTAGAAACTTATGTTAGATACTCTCCAATATTTCAAGCTACTGGTATGACCTTTACAGGTAGTGGGGCAACTTACCCTACATATAATTCTTATTATATTAAATCAGGATTACTAGTAAGTTTTGTAATAGAGATTGATTTTACAACAGTAACTAATTTTGGTACTGGTCAATATAAAGTAGAATTACCATTTGCTCCTGCATTTGCATATAATCACTTTAGTGGTTGGATTTGGGCTGATCCTAATATTAGTCCAGATGTAGGAACTGGTCATACAATACTTAATGCTGATACATCAGGTATAACAACTGTGTTAGATTTACATTACTTAAAACAATCTGGGGGAGCTAATTCACCAATTAGAGAAGGACTATGGATACAAGGCACTCCTGTTACACTAACTACAATTAGTAAAGCATATGTCAATGGTACCTATATTGCTTTAACTTAAATAATAAAAACAAATAATTATGTCAGTAGGAAATTTAAAAACAGATGGTCAAAAAGGAAATAACTTTCCTTGGCAATATAAAATGTTAGTTGGATTAGATGCTATCTTATCTGCTTTATCTGGTGGAGGATCATATCTTGCACCTCAAACAAGAACAACTAATATTATAAGAACATCAGCAGCAGGATCTATTACAGTAGGAAAGTATAGTGCTGCCTTTGCAAATGTTGGTGCAGCCAATGCTACAGTAAAAGGTATTACTATTGGAGCAGGAGAAACTAT